GTCAAATAGACCCGATGTCAAGTTTTCAACTTAGGGGGGAGTTATGTTTTGAGGTATGTTTTATTCTTTGTATTTTTGATGTAAACAAAACAAGCAACTACTTCTTTATGCCTAATGAATTACACTTATTGGAGGTAGAATTAATAGATGTTACGGCAACGCTGACACGTTTTTCTGATATGGTTTTATTTAGTCCTGAAAATACGTTACAGTCTAAACGTATGCAAGAGCATATTGCGGAGGTTAAATCTAAGATGCGGAAATTAGGTGTTATTGATTTTGAGAAGTATGCAATTTTATCTGAAATAGAGAAGTAATGGAAACAGAAAAAAGAAACACAAGGAGAAAGCCTACTAAGATGAAGGAACTACAAGGTACAAGGAGGGCTGATAGAGAAGCTGCCGTGCCTATTGAATTTGAATCACTAGAGAGTATTCCTATGCCACCAGATTACTTTGGTGAGATAGCCGAGAATGAGTGGTATAGTATCCTAAAAGGGTATCAGCAAGTGGGTATCTTTTCTGTTTTAGACATACCTGCTATTCGGATATATTGCAAGGCAGTAGAAGACCTAGAAATGCTTAGAAATGATATATCAAATGGTATCACTGATATTTATACAGTCACTCCAAATGGATTAAGACAAGTTAGTGCAGAATATACATTTATGAACCGTTGCCAAGAGGTTATTTTAAAGTATGGTGAGAAGTTGGGATTGAACCCTGCAAGTAGGACAAAGATAAGTTCATTAGTAAGTAAGCCTAAAGATGTAGTAGATGCTTTTGAAGAATATTTATCAGCTGAAAAATGAGTTTAGAGAAGTTTAATAGTTATATAAATGGGGTTCTGTCAGGAGATATACTTTCGAATAGGTATGTTATACTTGCGGTACAAAGACATATAAGGGATTTAGAACGTTCTGATATTTACTTTGATGAGAAGGCGGCTGCTCATGCTATGGGTTTTTTCCCTTTTTTGAAACACTACAAAGGGGAGTGGGCAGGGAATCCATTTGAGTTAGAACCATATCAATGCTTTATAATAGGTAGTATTTTTGGGTGGAAGAATAAAAATGGATTTAGGAGGTTTAATAAGGCTAATATTGAGATACCCAGAAAAGCTGGGAAGCAAATTTGCTTGAATACTAAAATACCTACGCCAAATGGGTTTACTACTATGAAAGAATTGAATGTAGGAGACGTAATATTTGGAGGGGATGGTAATAAGTGTAAGGTATTGTTTAAAAGCGATATTGATTATACTCCTGAATCTTATATTGTTAAATTCTCTAATGGGGAAGAAATAAAGGCTTGTGCCGACCACCAATGGCAACTTAGTGATTATGGAGAAAAAAAAGTATTTACTACTAAACAATTATTTGAGGGTGTTAAATTCCCAAATATGATAGAGTGTGCTGATAGTACACTTACTTATGTAGGACATTATAATACTAGCTATGGATTTAATTATGTGTCTATAAAAAGTATTGTGCCATGCGATTCAGTTCCTATGCAGTGTATCGAGGTAGATAGTTCTGATAATACATACTTAATTGGAGAAACATTTATAAGGACACACAATACCACATTAGCGGCAGGTATAGCTAATTATATGTTTGTAGCTGATAATGAAAAGGGTTCAGAGGTTTATACGGCAGCGACAACAAGAGACCAAGCAAAGATTTGTTTTAGGGATGCAAGAGAGATGGTATTAGCTTCTAAGGACTTATCTAAGAGGGTTACGGTATTGGCTAAGAATATGAGCATTACTCAAAGTGCTTCTAAGTTTGAATACGTTTCTTCTGACTATGACACTTTGGATGGGCTTAACCCTCATTTATGGGTATGTGATGAAACTCATGCTTATAAGACTTCGGGTATTTATGATATTGGCATTTCCGCTATGGGTGCAAGAACGCAACCTTTACTACTTATAATTACAACGGCAGGTTTTAAAAAAGAGTGGTGGTATTTTAGGTCACAAAGAAAGGGCGTAATAGATATTTTAGAGGGTATAATAGAAGATGATACTACATTTGGTATAATCTATACACTTGACGAAGGAGACGATTATAGAGACCCTAAAGTTTGGAAAAAGGCTAACCCACATTTAGGAGTAAGTATAACAGAGGATTACTTAAAGTCAAGGGTTAATGATGCTATGGTAAGACCTTCTGAAACAGTAAACGTGCTTACTAAACATTTTAACGTTTGGACTGATGCAGCTAGGATTTGGATACCAATGGATAATTGGAGGATGTTAGAAACTAGACGTACAGATGAAGAACTAAAAGACTTATTAGCTTATGGAGGTGTCGATTTATCTACTGTTAGGGATATTTGTGCATACACTCTTAACTTTAAATTACCCAATGGTAAGCGTTACTTTAAACACAAGTTTTTCGTGCCTTTAGATAGTGCTAAAATGCGTGAAGAAGCAACAGGTATCCCTTACGCTCAATGGATAAGAGAAGGCCACTTGATAGCTAACGATGGCAATACTATTGACTATGAAGTAGTAAAGAAACACATAATGGACGACTTCGAGAAGTTCAATATTCATACGATAGGCTTTGATAAGTGGAATAGTAATCACATCATGCAACAAATAAACAGTACAATAGGTCAAAGGCAAGTTTACTATAACAACAAGTATCAGACTATTGACAAGGTGTACGGTATAAGTCCTTCTCCTTCCGCTATATCCCCTCCTACTAAGGAGTTTGAGCGTATGATATTCTGTGAAAGTCCAGAGCTAGAACATGATGGAAACCCTATCATGGAATGGATGATTAGGAACGTGGTATTAAAGAGTGATGCACAAGGATTGATTAGACCTGACAAAGATAAGTCAGAGGAAAAGATAGATGGTGTAATGAGTACTTTGTTATCTATTGAGCAACAGTTATTTTGGATGCAGAATGAAGAAGAAGATGGGAGTAAATATGAAAAGAACGATATACTTATTTTGTGAGCATATCGTTCTTGCTTAGCTTTTAACGTTCTTTTATCTTTTTTAAAACATTATTAGCTTTTTTATTGAAGTTTAGTATGTTTATATTTGATAAAGTTGATTCTATAAAGTCAATTATACGGTTTAGCCTTATTATATTCCTTGTAGAATCCTCCATTTCTTGTTTATTTTTCTCAAGCCCAGCGAGTAGAAATTCATCAACTTTTGATTTAGGTACAATCTCGAAATTGCAATAAGATTCGTGTTTTAAAGCAGGGTTAATCCAACTCCAACTACTGTACCTAGCTTTAACCTCTAAAACATTACCTTTGTAAATTTCGTCTCTAATACGCCTTAGTTCATCGTATTCTTCTATTGTAATTGTTACGGTGTTTTTCATTTATTGTTTAGTTTATTATAAATCATATCCTTTAAATACAGGCACGTCATTATTGCCACTTTTATATTTTATAACCCTATAAATATTAGCTAAATCCTTTACAAAGTCGTCACCATTATATCTAGTAATCCCATATTCAGTGACATGGTATTTTGATGGATTTCTTCTTTTATCATTTAACCTTATCGGGGAACTTACAAAGTTATTAATATAGTGTTCTGTGCTTAATGGGCATTCTCGTATTAATTCGATAGATGCCTTTACTGTATCTACTTGTATTATTTTTGTTTTCATTTTATCTAATCTTTACTTTGGAATATCTTAGGGAACATATAATTTAGCATTTCATAACTAAACTCGTTTTCTAATAGGTCTTTGTTGTCTTTTACATTCCCTATTACTTTACAATGCATATTTACTTTAGACAAAAAACACCCTTGTCCTATACTATTAATTGCGTAGAAAACTCCTTCATCAAAATAACAAATATCAATCATTTTAGTATATTCATTATTTAATGGTGCAACACTATATCCTCCAAATTCGTGGAAGTAGAATACAATTATATCCCCTTCATATATTTCAATTCCTTCTTTAGTTTTTAAGCGAGAAGAAAGTCTGTAATTTACTTCATTATTTAATTCCATAATACTCTTTATATTCAGCAAGTGTTATACCTCTACCTACAACTTTAAACTTAGCTTTTATTGCACTAATACGCCTACTAGCGGTACGAATACTAACATCAGCTAATATAGCAACGTCTTTTACTCTTAAAGATGCAATTTCTTCTTCCATTATAAATGTTTAACTATGCCAAAATACGCCAAAATGTGCCAAATAAACAAACATATTACTTATTTTTTTTTCTTTGTCTATAAAAATATAATCATTGGGGATACTACAAGTAGCAAAAGATTTTTTAATACCTAAGCCTATACAGAAAGTAGAGGAGGGTATCGCTACGCAAAACAGTAGGGCTTCTGTTGGTTATGATAACGATTTAAGAGATTATAGGAGTTTCTTATTAAGTGGGAATAGTGATGGTGTATTAGCTGAATCACACATGAGATTATCAGCAGTTTATCGCTCAATCGCCTTAATATCAGAGACTATTGCTACTATGCCTTTTAATCTTTTAAAGGTATCTGACAATAAAAAAGAGATAGCGGTAGATTATAGGTCTTATCCTTTGTATGCATCCGAGCCTAACGAGTTTCAGACATGGTTTGACTTTTGGCTTCACATAGTAGCGGAAACGCTTAGATATGGCAATGGGTATGCTTACATAAAAAGAGACCGTTACGGTACACCAATTTCTTTTCAGCCGTTAAATTCAGACGAATGTACTCCGTACTATCAAAGAAACGGAGTAGACCATTTCTTATACTATCATATTTTCGGGGAGTTAGTAGAATCAAGAGACGTAATACATATTAAGTGTATCGGTCAAAATGGAGTAGTTGGAATATCCCCTTTACAAGCCGCTGCAATGGCTATTGAGGGAGGTTTAGGACAACAGAACTTAGGCAACTCTATTTATAAGAATGGGCTTAACCTACAAGGCGTTTTAAAGCACCCTGCTAAACTATCAGCAGAAGCACAAGGTAGGTTAAAGGCTCAAATGGAAAAGTTCAAGAGTGCTAAGAGCGGTAGTGGTACTATGCTTTTAGAAGAAGGCCTGGACTATGAGAAAATATCTATAACTCCCCAAGACGCTCAATTATTAGAAAATAAGAAATTCACGGTAGAGGAGATAGCAAGATACTTTGGTGTTCCACAACATAAGATAGGGAACTTAGATAGGGCTACTAATAATAATATTGAGCATCAAGATTTAGAGTTTTACAAAGGAACAGTATCTAATTGGATTGAAAGAATAGAGCAAGAGTTTAATAGAAAGGTGTTGTTACCTAAAGAAAAGCCTTTTTATAAGCATGAATTTGATGTAAATAAGCTATTAAGGGCAGATAGTAAAGCAAGAGCCGATTTAAATAGGGCTTTATTT